TGTAACTCCAAAATCTCTATTTGAACCTGTATCTTTAACTTTATTTAAAGCATCTCTAAATAGAGCATTATGTGCTTCTTCTCTATTAAGTAAGAAATCTATTGTTTCTTTTACATATTTATCATCTATTTGTCTATACAAGTACTCATAAACTACCTTAGCTCTTTGTTCAGAAGCTATATTTGAAAGTAAGTCAGCTACTAAATCCCCTGTAACTGTAACGTAATTAGCAGTCCAAGGAGCTCCTGATGAGTTTATTAAGACTGGTGATAGACCAGTTAATACATGTGTTTCTATTTCGCCTGTATTAACTGCATTATAATCAACATCATGTCCATTTAATAAATTTATAGTTTGTGCTACCATTTCCATATGGCTAAGCTCTTCTGCTGCTATATCAAGAAATAAATCTTTTATTTGAGGGTCTTTTATTCTAAAACTTTGGGACAAGTATTGCATAGCTGCTTTTAACTCTCCATTTGCACCACCCAACTGTTCTTGCATTAAAACAGCATATTGAGGATTTGGTCTTTCTACTTTTACTTCTTTTAATAATGCTTTATCGTGTTTAAACATATGAATACCTCCGTAAATTATTATTCAAAATTATTATTTACTTAAGTTGTAATATTATTCTAGGTTATTTGTTTATTGTTGTTATTTTTTACAAGTGTTGGTATTTCAATGTTTTATTAAGGTCAGTTTTGTTGTTTATGTTTTATTATGTTTAATTTAAATTTATTCTATTATTTATTTTCGGTGGCAAAATGGTGGCAAGTTTGGTTTTGTCACCATTTATTTTTATTTGTAAAAAATATAGTTTGTCAATATAAGTTTATTGAAAAATATGGAATATTTATCGACTTTCACGTCACGTGATGATATAATATAAATATAGAAAGGAGGTAAGAAAGTGGGGAGATTAGAAAGAAGAAAAAATAAAAGAGAAAACAAATTTAATAAAATTAAAAATGCTTTCTCTTTCACATTAGTTTTAATTAATCTAGTACTCGCAATACTAAGATTGATTAAAGAATTATAAGTTTCAATCCTAGGAGGAAAATACCTTCCTTCTAGGTAGCTTCTTTCTAATATTATAACACATTTTCTAATTTAATATGAATAATAAATTTTATAGAATTTGTATGATTATTCTTGGTATCACTATAGTTTTAAATATTATTAATATAATAATAAGTTTTACTTTTAAAGCTCTTATTGCTTTGGTATTTACTTTATTATTGTTGGCATTTATTAATAGTAGAAAGGAATGATATTATTGGAACAAAGAAAACTTAGGGTTGCATTCAATAAAAGTGGCAAAGGCTCTTTTACACCCAGATTGATACTTCCAATGTCATGGATTAAAGAGATGAATATCTCTCCTGATGAAAGGGATGTTCTTGTTACTTTTGAGGATGGAAAAATAATTATTGAAAAAACTGAAAATGAATAAAAAAAGGAGGTAGTAACTATTTCCAGTTACTACCTTTCAATCTATTTAACTAAGTTTTCTACTTCATTAAATGCTTTTTCATTTCCATTTCCACCAATTTGAGTTATATTTTTAAACTTTTTATTCTTGATTAACTCTTTTTGGCTATTATCCAATCCATTTCCAACTAATACTACTGGAGATTCAGTTTTACCTGCAAGCACTCCTACTGATAAGGCATCTACTAAATCGTCTTGTTTATTCATTCCATTCTTAGCTACATATAAGTCATTAAGTGTATCTTTGCTATAGAAATGACTTATTACTTTTGAGTTAGTTTCTGTTCTATCAGAACCTGCTATTTTAGTTACAGATGGTAATGTATTATTCACTTCTTTATTATTAAATAAAGATTCTCCACCTATTACATATGATTTTGATATGTTTTTATTAGCTATTAAGTCTTTTATATCTTTCATATCATCATTTTGATTAGTAAGAAGAATTGGCATTTCCTCTTTTGCTGATATAGCTCCCATACTTACTGCATCAGCTAGTCCCTTTTCTCCATTTACCACTACTACTTTTGACAGGTTAGAATTTTTGTCTAATTCTTTTGCAAGTTTTATTGATGTTTCATATCTATCATTTCCAGATATTCTAATTACATTTAATCCTTTTTTCTTTAAATCAGACACTACTTTTTCATCAACAGACTTTAATCCGCCCACTATGTACACATTTTTTGCTTCTAATCTATTTATTTCTTTTTCTGTTAATTTATTTAAGTTATTATTTTTAGTAAGTAATATTGGTGCATCTTTAGACTTAGCAAATGGTGTTGCTGATAAAGCATCCGATATGCTAGAGTCATTTATTAACACTATATTATCAGCTTTATTCCATCCTTTTTGACTTATTTTCACTGATGTTTCATTTCTGTCTACACCTGTTAATTTTTCCTTAGATGGTGTTGAAGTAGGTTCAGAGGACTCTTCATTTGTAGATGATGAACCTCCTCCACTCCCTGACGAACCTCCTGTTGATGTTGATTTTTTTTGATTTGACCAATCTAATTCTTTTAATTTTGTGTTTTTGCTTACATCTAAGCTGGTTAATCTATTTTCCCCACAATATAGCCTTACAAGTTCTGTATTTTTTGTTACATCCAAGCTAGTTAATTCATTTTGTGAACAATATAAGTATTTAAGATTTTTATTTTTACTTGTATTTAAACTATCTAATTTATTTTTATAACAAGTTAAATTTTCTAAGTCAATATTTTTACTTATATCTAAAGCTTTTATTTCATTGTCATAACAGTATAATTCTAAAAGTTCTATATTATTCTCTATATTCAAATTTGTTAACTTGTTTGCTACACACTCTAGATATTTTAAATTCTTATTGCTACTTATATCCAAATTCTTCAGATTACTTCTACTACAAGTTAAATCTTCCAAATTAATACAATTTTCCACATTTAAAGTACTTAATTGTTCTTGATTACAATATAGTTTTACAAGCTTTTCATGATTTTTTAAATTTAAATTTTGCAATTTATTGTTGTGACAAATTAACTTAACAAGTTCTTTATTATTATCTAAATTTATATTTTCTAATTGATTAAAAGAACAGTTTAAATCCTGTAATTCTAAATTTGTAGATATATCTAAATCATTTAAATTATTATAATCACATTTCAAAATTTTTAATTTCTGATTCTTAGATAAGTTCAAACTAGTCAATTCATTTTCAAAACATAAAAGAGTTTGTCAAATTAGTTGCTTTAGTTATATCTAAACTCTTTAAATTATTTTTTCTACAGTTCAATTCGTCTAATTTAGAATTTTCTATAACTAAGTCTGTTAGATTATTTTCTCCACAATGCAACGTTGTTAACTCTCTATTATTACTTAAATCTAGACTTGTTAATTGATTTTCGTTACAATACAATTCTTTTAAATTTATGTTGCTACTTAAATCTAGACTCGTTAAATTATTTCCTCTACAACTAAAATTTTCTAATCCAATAAAATAATTAATTCCAGATAAATTTTTTATTGATTTGCTCCCTAAGGTTAAACCTTTTGTAGATTCTATAATCGCTTTTTGTGAAATTCCAATTGGATTTCCATCATCTAAAATACTTAGTTTATCACAAATTACTTTTCTAAAATTTTCATCTGGAAAAGCTTCTTCCATTGTCATATTTTCTAAGTTATTAGCTTTCCTTGTTTCATATCTAACTTCCCTATTTTTCTCAATATCTTGTGCATTTATCTTATGTACCAAAGGTGATACAACTACCAATGAAAGTGATAAAATAACTGCTTTTTTGCTTAAATTTTTCATCCCCACACCTCATTCAAATAATATTTACCCACTTGAATTGTATCACATAATATTAACCTTAGAAACAAACTTTAATATTATTATATAATAAATTATTTTTTTATTATGAATGAGGCATTAGAAGATAACAACTACTTTTAGTTGCTACTTTTTAATTTATCTATTAATAAAATCTAATGCCTTATAAAGTGTATCAAATCTATCATTACCCTTTATCATAGTAAATTTTTCTTTAGTCATAGAACCAATCTTCTCACATGCTGCACCACCAATGACATAAAGATTTTGCGTCTGACCTGGCACGTAATCTTTTATATCACATATCAGTATTTTCCCATCATTATAACCCCAACCAACTACAGTTGCAGAGATTTTGTCAACTTCTCCATCATAAACAATTGTATGTTTGTACATCTGTTTAACTCCCTCATTATTTATATTTTTATTTAATACACCTTCTACAATTAACTTAGCAATACCTTCATGACCTAGTTTCTTAGCTTTCTCATAATCTTCTTTATTATCACAGAAGAAACTTTCAATTAATACTGCTGTAGGATTTGAACTATTTAAGATATATAATCCTTTATCTAATTTAGCTCTTCTATTTCTAAATACTGTACCTAGCTTATTACATATTCTAGTTGCATATTCTAAACCTTTATTACTATAATATAGAACTTCTGAACCTTTTCCTTGACCATCACTTGCATTTAGATGTAGTTCTATAAGTAAATCATATCCTCCACTATTAACTCTAGGTATTTTATAAGTCTTTTCTTCTGCTTTAGTTTTAAACTGCTTTTCAGGGCATATTATTACATCTGCCTTATGACCCTCTTTTCTAAATGTATCTGCTAATACTGGTGCAAGAGATTTATTGTATTGGTATTCGTTAACTACTCCATCAGCAGAAGTGCATGCACCACTTTTTAAAATACTGTGTCCTACTGTAATACATATTTTCATTATTTATTTTCCTCCTTCTTTTCAATAAAAAAACACTTACATATAGTAAGTGTTTATAAACTTCTTAAAGTAACTATTTTATTTAGCCAATATCTCTATCCAATTATTAGGAAAACCAATAAGCTTTAAGTCTATAGAATTATTATAATCATTAATTAACTTTTGAAGTTTTATAAAAAAACTATTCCAAATTAATTTATCCATAGTCAAATGCTTCATAGCAAGTATATAAGAAAATATCTTTTTATTATCCAAGTTATACTTTTTATATTCATTTTTTATTGTTATAATACGGAAATTATTATTATATATTCTACCATAATGAGCGCATTGATTTCTGACCTGTGTTAATGATTGTAACCAAGATTTAACTAATAAAGTATTCACTCTACACAAATTATTTTTTATGTATCTAGTATCTTCTGGCAACATGTTTGAATATAATTTTGACAACATACCAAAAGTCATTATTTCCGTTGCAACCCAAATGGGAAGTTTTCCTTCATATTTTTCTTTATGGTGTATAATAAAAAGCTTATCTGAATTATTACTTTTTTCTCTCTCTAATGCTGTCAAAAAATTAATATAGAATTTTTCATCTTTGAAACTCTCCCTTTCTAGATATCCACAAGCACCATGTTTAATTGCTAATGTATATGCAATGTATGTCCTAAATACTATTTCTATGCTCCCTAACAAATCTGTTAATAATATCCTAAATTCCTTATTAAACCTATATATATCATAAACTTCTTCAAACGTAGTTCCTTCTTTATATGAGCCATCATCATTCTTAAAACTTAGAAGATATGCTGTAAACCTATAATAATTGACATTACTTAATACAAATTTAGCATCTTCTTTATCATTTATTATTAATCCTCTACTTTTTAAAATATCTATTTGTTCATCAAATGTTTTTTCTTCTTTTACTTCAACCATTGTTTTCACCTTTTCATAGATATACTTTTATATAATAAAACCCACCAATTAATATTAGTGGGTAAATTTATCTGTCCCGCCTATTTGAGCTATAAAAGAAGCTTGGCGGGTTCCTTCAAAAATCAATGTCCCGTATATTTGAGCATATAAATGCTTTACGAGTTCTGTACTATTATTATATACTTATTAGCTATAAAAGTATACTCTATTTAATGAAATTTTTTAAATTTTTGTGAGTAATAATATTTTTGTTAATTTCATTACTTTTCACCATCCTTCAACTGTTTGTAAGTTTGATTTATACCTATTGCAACTCCCCAACAAATTACACCTTGTAAGACTGCAACAGGATTTAATCCTAACATCCACACCGAGAAACCTACACCAAGTATTAATAATATAACTGGAATATACTTGTTATCTAATTGCTTATATTTCTTGCAACCTGCTCCTATAACATAAAGAGCAGCTACTAAAATTAGTAACTGCTCTGGTATGAAACTTATTAAATTATCCATCTCTTATCCTCCTAATTAATTAAAATATTCCTTTCTGTATGGCAAATATAAAGAACCCTACTAAAGTTGTAATTATAACTCCTACAAGCCACTTGAGTACTCCTGTCAGATTTTTTATATCACTACATAGGTTTTGTATTTGTATAGCAAACTTTGCTTGCTCAATCTCTATTCTATCAATTTGTTTGCCGTGTTCTTTTACTCTTGTTTCAAGTGTGCTTATTTTTTCCTTCACAAGTTCTTCATTCATGAAAACCTCCTATTGCTTTGTATTAAAAAAGAACATTACCTATTTTGTAGGTTCTGCTCCTTCTACTACCTCACTATGTTCTATAATGTAGTTTTCAACTGCTATCCTATACTCTGTGTTAGTAACATCATCAAGTTCAAATACTCTATTTTTCAATGGGTTTAACCCTCCATTTAATATTCTATCTGCCAGTATTCTTACAACTACTCTATCTATCATTACAATATTCCTCCAACTTTTTCATTTTCTACAAACAGCAATTCATCTTCTTGAATTGTTTTTAGTGTATTTTGATTGTCTTCTCCTATAAAAATTAATCTAGTTGATGCTTTTTTTACCTCTGTTTGAAAATAAGATGAAAATAAACCATAATATCTAAAATTTTCATTATAATCAAACCCTGTGTAATATCCTATATGGTTTTCACTTAAATTAGCCCAGCATCTATAATATCGACTATCTTGATTGTTTCCTCCTCCCAAAAGACACTGTTTAACCATAAAACCAGTGTTGTTACCACCTATTACATCTGATATTGTACCAACCTTTCTTCCTACTCCACATTGTATATTTCTTTTATCCCTTGTAATTATTCTTGTATATACACAAGCATTTTCAACTCCACAAGTGCATCTCCCCACCTCCTGTAGACAATTTCCCCATAAATCCTCTATTCCTAAAAATTTCATTTGTTCATCTCCATTTTGTTCTCCATATATCATACCTTTGAAATTAGAACCGCCTGTGTTTATTTTATCCGGCTTTCCATGACCTAATATATAAGAGCTATAACCAACTCCTAACCTAAAAAAATTTATTGATTTAAACATTACAACAAATAGAATCTGTAACATTAATACACATTGATAATCCAAAGAATCATATCCAGGAACATGTTTATATATTAAACTGTAGAATCGTCCACGTTCTCTCAGCTCTGGGCTACTATTTTTTTTACTTCTTAAGTTATTATTTTCCAATGATGCTAAATATGCACCTATATAAATAAATTCTTTTTCTGTACTACCAATTAGATGTGCTGGACATTCATAATCATCATCTAATTTTGTTTTAGATATAAATATATCCATGTAATTATCAGAACTCTGTATTTTCCAATAAAATTTAGGAAATTCAATCATAACATCTGTGTCATCTTCTACATTAGTTCCATCTTCATACATATTAAAATTTTCTTTTTTAATATACTTTGTTACTATTCCATCTTTAAATCCACATGGCTTTATGTTTCTAATAAAATCTATAGTATCCCAACTACCATAACTACCAACACTAGCAGGAGTCATTCCTATTGCATCTCCTAGATAACTTACACAAGTATCTGGATTTTCATCCAACTTATTTATTCTTACACCAAATTCTTGTGCTTTTAACTTATCTACTTTATCGACTAAACTACTTAATTTGTCCGTATTTAATACTTTTATATTTTTATTTATCAGAGTTTGCTTTAATGTATTTGAAATTGTTTTAATCTCATTTGTACTATTTTCAAAAGCAGTTATTAATTGACTTAAACTTGCATTTTCGTTTAATTTTTCTATCATAAAAAATATCACCTTTCTACTTTCTTAGTAACCATTTGTCAAGAAA